AGCCGGTGAGACGGCAGATTGAACTTGGTCTTGGCGCGGTCCTTGGCCTCTTGCGCGGCGCGCCGGGTGAAGCTGACAAAGCCTATGCTCTCGGGCCGCACGCCCCGGTCAAGTTCACCCTCCATCTGCTCAAGCAGGTAAGTGGTCTTGCCAGTGCCGGGCGGCCCAAGAACAATTTCCATGTCACTGCCCGTCGGTTACAAGCTGCATGTTCTTCAGGCCAGTGTCCACCTGAGCCTGACCGTATTTCTGGTTCAATTCAACCATCTTCAGCAGCTTACCGCCAGCGTTGCAGGTGGCATTGCCTATGCCGGGCGTGACTGAGCCGTTGAGAAGATCGGTCATCAGTGCAGACATCAGGCTGGCAAATTGCTGCGCGGTGTTGATGCCCCGCTCAGCAATCGCTAGGCTTTTGGGGGCGGGTTGCTGCCTTCTTTCAGAAGACGCTTGATCTTTGTCAGTTCGTGTTTGCTTTTTATGAGCCATTGTCTTTCTCCTTGTGGGTTGGTTAAAGCTTGATTGCGGTAGTCTCGGGCATTTCTTAGTTTGCGGTTATGTGTCTGTATTCTATGACATTCCGGTGAGCATGTGTTTTTCTTTGATTTTTCCCCTTCAAATATTTCATCACAAATTATGCAAACTCGCGATACTTTATGACGCGGCCAATTTTCACCACGCGGCTGTCTTAAGTTTTGGCCCGCTAAGCAACCGCACGATTTTTGTTTACCTATCCGGCTGGCAACCATCCATTTTTGATTTCCACAATCACACTGACAAAGCCACCACATAATGGCTACCCCAGATTTCTTACGACGTGCCTCACTTCTGATAGCAACAAGGTTATGAAATCGCAGACCAGTATGATCACGCCGCTTAGAGAGGGCTGGTCTAGAGTTGGCGCATTTTCTTGAGCAAAATTGAGAACCGTAGCCTACAAAATCTTTGCCGCATGTCTTGCACGCCTGCCGGTATTGCACTCTCTGTGGGTTTTTATAATCCCGCCCACATTTTTCTGAACAATATTTGGTTTTACGTGTACCTGCTCTTATCCACGGTAGATGATAGCCGGTGCTACTGCGCCCAAACATTACGGCTCTGGTATCTTTAGTTGGCAGCGCTTTGCCGCAATGCAGGCAAGTGGTCGTTGTCATTTGAGCAAGTCTGCGCTCCCTTTCATTTTGACACTACTATCCCATCACTCAGATTAAAATAATGGATTTGATCACAAAATGATCACGTTAAAAGTGTGCTAGCGCAGGCTAATGTGGGCTACCGCAGGCCACCACAAGCACCGTTAAGCCCCTAGATCATGTGGGTATATTAACGTCCTGAAATACAATGTGATCAATTGACGCTCACCCCAAACATTGTGATTTCCACCCTGACGTAGGGCAGGCCACCGGGCAACGAGGCCCATTTGTCACGCGGCGCGCAGAACGTGACCAGCCCGCTGGCCAAGCCCAGCGCCACCAGCTTCTCAATGTCAGTCAGATCAGTTGACCACACGTTGCCGTCACCACGCGTCACCATGGCCCCCACGCTGCCGCCCTGACCTTCATCAGAGCGGAAGCCGGGGTGCAGGCTCAGCAGCATGCGTATGATAGTCTCCCGTGAGCGTTGCAGGCGCATGATGCTGAAGGTGTGGCGCACCAGCCAGCCCTCAACCTCAACGTTGTGCGCCGGGGCGCTGCCCTCAGGCCGCCAGCACTGCTGGTACACCTCAAGCACGCGGGCGCTGGTCAGATAGCCGTCAGGGCTGGTGTTCATGCAGCAACCTCCATTGTGATGATGACGCGCACCACCTTGGGCATGCGCCAGCCGTGCGGGTCACGGCGCAGATCGGGGCGGTGGCGTATGTAGCCATACTTCTGGCTGACGTAGGCGCGGGCCTCACGGCGGGTGTTGAAGACCACGCCGTGCATCAGGCGCTGCGTGTCACCGTCAAGCTGGTTGCGTGACCGCCACAGCACGCTCCACCGCCAGACCACGCTCTTGGTCACGGTCATACATCCACTTGTGCGCCGCACTCACGGCATTCGTAGAACCCGTCTTCATTCTGAAACCAGTGCCAGTCCTGACAGGGGCAGGCGCGGCGCAACATGTCATGCTGCGCCTGTTCACGCAGCGCAACGTCAAACATATCGTCAGCCGCGTCACCCATCAGTTCACGCGGCCAATTTCAAAGCTGCCGTCAGGCTGAATGATGGCCAGATACTCATGCTCATAGAGGATGATCAGTTCATCACGCAGGTAGGCTCTGGCCAGCGGCAAGAACACCGGGTCACCGGGGTACTGCATGGTGAAGGTGTGCTGGTTGAAGTTGAAGCCCGGCTGGGGCCGCCAGCCGCCGCCGTGGGCATAGGCGGTGTCTATCTGCTCACGCGCCGGGCGTTGGTCACGCTCACTGAAGAACGTGGGCAAGAAGCCCACCACGTCAGGGTCAACGCGGGGGTGTAACAATGCAAATTCAATCATATCAGACCTTCCTTTTGAGCCAGCCACTCGGCCACGCTGAACTCAAATATAGGCTCCTTTTTGCTGCGGCGCTCGCCCCGTTCAGCAAATCTTTTTGGTAGCCAGACGGCATCGGCCTCGGTGCCGTCTTCAGACACCAGCACGGCGTCAGGCGTCTCATGGTGCAGGTACAGCAACAGATCAACGTCAGCCATCAGATCGGCTCCGGGGGTACGGGTGGCGGCACGGGGGTGGGCGTGATCTGGCTGAAACTCTTGGGCAGCCACCAGACGCGCACGTTCTTGCGCTCCTTGGCGTTCTTGCCCTTCAGCGCAAGAACGTGGTTGTCACCACCCAGCGCCCGCAGGCGCGTTACTATCTGCCCACGGCTGTAGACCTTGAAGTTGGCGTCACTCAGGCTGTTCTCAAGGTGCTTCAGCCTGAAGTAATAGCGATGATCATCAGCGTTCTTGGCCTCATCGTCAAGCCACGGTTTGCCCAGCAGTATTTCATCACGCGTCTCAGCCTGCGGCTGGTTGCAGACAAAGTCCTCAAGTATCTCATGAAACTGGCCGCCAAGACCTACTTCCTCAGTGACTTCAATCTTGTTGATGTCACGCATGGCAACGGCCAGCACCTCATCCCACGCCTTCTGCGTCATGCCCTGAAAGCGCACAAACAGCCGCTCACTGCACGCGTTCTGGAATGCCTTGTAGTTGGTCAGGTTGGCGGTGGTCAGTTCAAGGCGGTGTTCACCCACGTCTAGAAACCACAGGGGCGGCTCTGTGGGCAGCACTGACATGCCCCCTATGATGGGCAGCATGTCAGTTGTGCCTGACGCCACGCCGTGCCTGCGCGTGCGGCACAGGGCACTCTGGCAATGCGCCACAATGGGCTGCTTCTTGCAGGGGTAGTAGTAGTCCTTCTGGCGCAGCCGCTTGATGATGTCAGCTATCTCGCTGGGTGGCAGCGGCTTGGGCTTGCAGTAGGCGGCGTTCCAGCGCACCAGAGCCTCTTCCCAATCATTGGGGTATTTCTTCTTGGCAAAAACGCCAAAGGCCATCATGCCCTCATTGCGCGCACCCTCACCAATGCCGGTCACGCTCAGGCGCTGCATGCAGGGCGGGCCATCCTTGAACTCAGCCTCACCGGCTTGCTGCTCACCGTCTTTGCTACTGCTCATGTACCGCTCAAGCAGCCACGGGGGCCGGGCGGCCATGGCCTCAACAAGGTCCATGAACTTGTCAGGCGGTATGCGGTTGCCTTCACGGTCAACGGCCCAGCGGGTGTCACCAAAGTAGGGCATGTTGATCCAACTGCCCAAGTCACCGCGCTCAAGCGCCACCTGCCGCTGTTTGGGGAATACCTCTGAGCCGCCGTAGCCTATCATGGCAGCGGTCTCCTGCAAGTACAGTTGCAGCGGCGTGGCGCTCACCGCCGTGCCAAAGAATACCCAGCCGTGCGCGGCGTCTGACTTGCTCCTGCTGATGATGACGGGGGCGTCTTCCTTGTCATACCGCTGGTACAGCGTCAATTCGCCACCGGGCAGGGGCTGGGGTGACCCTATGATGACGCCATACTCATCAATGTCATTGACGCCAAAGTAGCAGGTGTTGTTGTCCCTGATCGGTATGACACCCAGCGGCTCTACGCCGTTCAGGTGGTTGAGCCACAGCTTGAGCCAGTCAAGCGGTGGCTCATAGCGCCCCCTGCGCCGGGTAACGGCAGAACTCCTGATTTCTACCTTGCCACCTATGACTTCTGCCGTGGCCTTGTCTTTGTTGTATGTTCCGTAAGCGTCTGCATACCCTTCAAACCGCACCATGAACCGGCGCGCCAGTGCTTCATCTATGGGCATTTGCCTTCTCTTGAGAAACTGGAGTGTGGGGTGGCCCGCCACCAATGGGGCGGCGGGCTGGGGTCACGCAGCCTCAGAAGGCTCAGATTTCGTCAGAGGCGGCCTCACGCCCGCCGCCACCGTCTTCATCAGTACCGGCCTTGACCAGCCCGGCCTTGGCACCGTCATGCAGGGTCTTGCCAGCCGCCCTCAGGCCGGGGTCTTTGATGATGCCGCCGTCTGCCACCATGGTGACAAAGAAGCTGCCCTTGTTGTTCTCCTTGGGGGTGGTGCCCACAATGTAGCGCCTGAACCACGCGGGCATGGTCAGCACCTGCCCGTTGTGCAGCATGGGCCGCTGCGTCTTGGGGTCCACAATCTTGAAGCCCAGCATCATGGTGTTCCATTGCTTGCTGGCGGTGTGGCCGGTTGACTTGAAGGCAATGACGGCGGGCTGGGGTATGTCGTCATTGATGATGTTGCCAAAGTGGTAGCGCGTCTCAATCAGGTCATGCGCGCCGTCTGCGGTCTTCCAGATGACCTTGTTGGGGTCTTGCGGGTCAGCCATCTGCTTGGCACCCAGCCGCTTCATGCTGTCTTCAACCGTGCCCTTCAGTTCATGCCGGGCCACAAAGCCGCCGCCGTCATTGCGGGGCACCCACTCAACAATTTCCTTGGTCAGCACGCAGTGTTGAAACTCAAGCTGCGGCTTGCCGGTGCGCTCAGCCATGGCCCGGTCACCAGCGTAAAGCTGCTTGGTGGCCCGGTTGAGATACATGCCAGCCTCAGCGCCCTCAACGTAGGCCGGGTCACGCTTCTTGACTTCAGGGTTGAGGTCCTGAAGCAAGACCACGAATGGTAGAACATTGTCATCAGACGCCGTGCTGACGCCAGCACCGGCATTGGCAATCATTTCGTCAAGCAGATCAGCCGGTATCAGGTCACTGCCGTTCCCGTTCTTGGTTGTAGTCACGTTTGTTTTTGCCATTCTCTCATTCCTTTGCTTTGGTTATCTTCACAACGCGGCCAACCGTGCCGCCAATCACATCAAGCGGTGGCATGGTATGCCCACCTTCATGTGTCTCCTTCAGCCACTTGGTCAATGTGCCCCAGTGCACCGCACGCTTGCGGCTCACATCAGCCTGTTGAAAACGCTTGCGGCACAGGTCTTCAGCCAGCTTGGCGTCATCTTCAGCCCCGCGTGGGAACTCAAGCACCACCTGATTTTTGATCAGGTCACCGGCATCATTGGCCTCAAGCCACGCATAGCCGGGGTGGTTCTGGTCCTCAACAGGTATGGCCGCCTTGTAGTACGGCCCCGCCTTGAACACCCAGCCGCCCACCTCAAGCTTGCCCACCTGAGCGTCATCCATCAATTCAACAAGGTCTTTGAACACAATGGCATTGCGGCGGTCAGCCAGTTCTTTGATGCGGGCCTCATTCTTGGCGATGCGGTCATCTATGTCTGCCACCTCAGCCGCAAGCTGTTGCATGCGCTCTAGGGTGGGCGGTGCCCCCGGTAGACCGGGGGAGGCCGCTTGGGCTTCAGCCGCCAGCGTGGCGGCCAGATCATCATCTGTCATTGGGGGTGCCTATCCGTTGGGTTGACAAGAAGCATGGTACGCTCCCACCCAGCGGATTTGAAGCCCTTTAATACGTGGGCGCACGTTTTAGGGGTAAGCACCAAAAAAGATTTAGGTGTAAACAGTGTGAACAGTGTGAAAAAATCACGCGGGCGCATATCATATAAGGCTTTCAGCTTTCACACTTACCTATACGCTACACACACTTATAGGGGTTCAATTCCCCGGTTGACCCGCTTACCCCCCGTTTACAGTAACCGCAGGGGAGGTTACCGTAACATGATGCACCTAGATGTCCCCGCCAGCTACAGCCCCACCACCACCCCGCTCAACCACCAGCATGAAGCCCTGAGCATTGGCTGGCGGCGCGACTTCTTTGCCTACTTCCTTGAGATGGGGCTGGGCAAGAGCCGCATTGCGCTTGATGACTTCTTGCTGAATTACGAAGACCACCGCGTTGACGGTCTGGTCATCATAGCCCCAAAGGGCGTTTACACCAACTGGGCGCGCCAAGACCATGACAACCCCGGTGAGATACAGCGTTGGATGTGGGAAAAGCACCGTGACGCCGCACGAGTCTACATGTACCGCTCAGGGCGGCGGCGGGCTGACTATGACGTGCGCAGGTGGCTGCTTGACACCAGCCAGCCCAGCCCCCGCATTCTGGTGGTCAACACCGAGGCCCTCATCAGCACCAATGACGCGGCTGAACTGATCATGCAGTTCTGCAAGGCGCACCGCACCATGATGATTGTTGACGAATCAACCACCATCAAGAACCCCAAGGCCAAGCGCACCAAGTTGCTGCACAAGCTGGCGCAGCGCGCCGCCATGCGGCGCATACTGACCGGCAGCCCCAGCACCGGCTCACAGTCTGACCTGTGGGCGCAGTTTGAGTTTCTGCGGCCGGGCGTCAACCCGCTGGGCTACAGCAAGTTCGTGCTGTTTCAGGCTCACTTCAACAAGCTGGCGCTGCTGAACATTGGCCCGCGCATCATCAAGAAGGAAGTTGGCCCCGCCAACACTGAGGAGTTGCAGAAGCTGGTTGCCCTGCACAGCTTCAGGCGGCGCAAGGTTGACTGCCTTGACCTACCGCCCAAGGTCTACCGCTATTGGGAAGTTGAACTGTCTGATGAACAGGAGACGGTCTATAAGGAGTTGCGGGTATCTGCTTTGGCCAAGGTGGAAATCAAGCACCTCAAGACCTTTGCTGAGGTGTCAACCGAATTGGTTGTCACCCAGCTTATGCGCATGCACAGCGTGATCTGCGGCCACGTCAAGACCGATGACGGCATAGTGCGCCTGCTCAAGAGCAACCGCTTGGCCGCCGTCAAGCAGATCATTGAAGGCTCAGGTGAACAGGTGGTCATCTGGTGCCACTGGCGGCCTGACGCGGCGCTGGTGGCGCAGGGGCTGGCTGACACCTACGGGGCTGACAGCGTGGCTGAATGGCACGGCGGCGTCACGCCCAGCCTGCGTGAGATTTACGAAAATGACTTTCAGGCCGGGCGGCGGCGCTTCATGGTGGCCACTGACCAGTCAGGTGCCCGTGGCCGCACGTGGACTGCGGGCACCTTGGTCATCTACTACAGCAACGGCTATGACTGGGAAATACGTGAACAGTCAGAAGACCGCACCCACCGCATTGGCACCGTGGGCACGGTCACCTATGTTGACCTTGTGACGCCCGGTACGGTGGATGAGAAGATCATCAGGGCGCTGCGCGCCAAGCGCAACGTGGCCCATGCCGTGGTGCAAGACGGCCTTGAGGCATGGATTTGAATACCTGCGCTACCAACAGCCCCGAAGCCCCCCCGCTCAGGCGGTGGCGTCAGGTGTGGGTGGGGCGGCTCTTAACCGGGCCGCCCCTACTCAACGCGGATGCGCACCAGCAGCGGCATGCCGCCAACGTCACAATCCCAGCTACGGGCGGTCACCTTGTACATCTGACCGTCAACCACCACGGTGTCACCCACGGCCGGGTGTGAACTCATGCTGATTGACTTCACGAACCCATCTTCAGTGTAGAAATCTGTGGGTATGGCTACAGGTGCCTCTTCAGACATTTTTCAAAACCCTCACAGTTGACCGCACAGGGGCTTCAGGGCCTCTGGGGGTAGTCAGATGCCACCCAACCCCACAAACGCGTCTGGCGGGGCTGCCTGACGCCCCAGCGGGGCGTTTAAGAGGCGCTGGTGATCAGGTGTATGGTTGGTATGCCAAAAAGCAGCGCCACCAGCATGTATAGAGCGATCAACGCCGCCACCACCAGATAGACCTTCTGCACGTTGGCTGGCACCGGCAGGCTCACTGACGCCAGACCCCACACAATGATGGCCCCTATCAGGATGATAATTGCCACCACAATGGCAATGTTGATCAGGCCAAGCAGAAGACCAACTAGGGTCATTTGACCACCACCTCTCCCTCACTCCACGTGAGCACCTTGGTATTGTCATCAGATGAAATGTAGAAGGCCAGCAGCCCGCCGTCATCAGGCACCAGCACGCTGCGTGACATGGTGTAGCGCGCAGCCGCGCCGCCCAGCGCTATGCGGCCAAACTCAACAGGCGGCTCACCATCCCAACCGTACCCAAAGATGGCGTAGTTGTTGCCCTTCTGCTCAACGGTGACCTGAAACTCAACCGTGGCTGGCCCCGCCAGATCAACCCTCAGGTCACGGTTTTCAACCGTGGCCCACGGCCCCATGGCGCTGCTGAACCGCAACTGAAGATAGTCAGGGAGCATCACGCTGGTGGTGCCGTCAGTGAAGCCGCAGACCGTAGTGACATCCATCAGTTCACTGCTTTCACCGTGCCAGATGGCAAGGTGCGCCTGCGGCACGTTGGGGTAGCGGTGCAGGCACTCAAACTTGCCGTCCTTGATGGGCTGCGGGGCCACCAGATACAGGGTGCCCGCCGCATAGTCATGCGCCATCACCTCACACTGCTGGGCGTAGCAGTACACCAGACTGCCAATGGCGGGCAGCATAGGGCGCACGCGTGGGGCCAGTTCAGCCTCTGTGTACCAGTCAGCCATCTCAACGTCTTTGCCATCCACGTGATAGTAGGTCAGGCCCTCAGGGCCACCCCGGTCACCTATCACCCAGCCCTTCTGGCCGGTGGCCACCACCAGCACCGGGTCGTACAGCGCAATCATGGCAGCACCTGCATGGGCGGGCCGCCGTTGACCGTGATGACAAGCGCCTGCCCATCAGCCAGCGTGAAGGCGGCATGCACCGGGGGCGGTAGGTCAGCCTCTACCGGGGGAGGCCCCAGCGCTTCTGCTGAGATGGTCAGCGCGTGCAGGAACTTCTTGTGGTAGCCCGCAATCAGGTTGCCTATGCTGACGCCGTTTGACCATGACGGCACCTTGTGCTTGTCACCGTTGATGATTTCACGCGCCCCGTAGGGGTCATCGGTATCTGCATCAAAGTAGCGGGCCAGCGTCTGCGGCCCCTTGTCATCCTTTCTGAACATGCCGCGCTCCATGCCCTCAAACATGACGGCGGCGGCCAGTTCAGGCACCAGCGCCTGTGAAGCGGTCTTGGCAAAATCTACCGGGTGGCTGGGGAACAGCGGGTCAACCAGCGGCGTCATCTTGACGTAGTTGTCCTTCCACGTCAGTTGAACAAAGCCCCGCCCGTAGTATGTTTCCCCGGTCTGCGCGTCAGGCACGCCGTAGGGCATGCCTTTACCTTTGCCGTACTCCTCAATGGGCAGCATTGTACTGGCCGTCTCATGGATTGTAGTTGCCAGTTCATATGCAAGATAGCGGAAGTCTTGGGTGTGGCGCGTGTCTTCCCATGTATCAATGATGAACTCTTGGCCGTCCACCTGCCCTTGGTTCATCTTGCCGTAGAACAGCGTGTCACGCACCTCATCAAAGTAGGTCTTGCGCTCAAACCTCAGCATGGGGCGGGTCCTCCGGCTTGGCTACTTCCCTGAAGTGCACAGACAGAAAATAGAACAGCGCCACGCCCAGCGTGCTTTGACCCAGCCCCAGCACCAGATCAAGCCAGCGCCCGTCTTCAAACGCCGCCATGGCCAGCACCGTCAGGGCTGAGCCTATCAGGCCCAGCACAATGGTCAGTGAGTGGTTGCGCCAGATGGCCGTCATTGCGGTTTCTTCAGGTACTGGTCAACAAGGCGCTCAAGCCGGGCCGCGTTTGCCTCAGCCTGCTGTTCAAGGATGGTGATGCGCTCTTCCATCTTGCCCATTCTGGCCACGCTGTACTCTGCGCCGCGTGTTTCCATTATTGCCACGCGTGTCTCAAGCCTGACCATGTAGGCCAGAATGCTGGCACCACCCGCGCCTATGGCAACCACCTGCGCAACCAGAAAATAGATTAAGGTTGAATTTTCCCTCAGCCAAGACTGCGCACCCTCAGGTGCCGGGTTCTGAGGCGCGGCCACGGCGTATCTCCGACGCAGCGTTCTTTACATCCTCTGCATGGTGCGCTGCCTCATCAGCAATGCGCCGCATCTGCACCAGTTGGCCCTCAGCCGCACCAAAGGCCGCGCTGCGCATGGCCCAGATGTCTTGCAGGGCAGCTTCAATGTCAGCGTCTTGCACGGCGTCTGCGCCGCCACTCTCAAGCGCCGCGCTGATGGTGTCACTGGCGGCCACCACATGAAGGGTCAGCAGCACTGCCTTTTCACCACCCCTGAAGATGTGTTCGGCATAAGCCATGTAGGTCAGGTCTTCCGGGGTTTCTTTGGCCGCCTTGTGCGCTGCCCGCATGGCCAAGAACGCCACGCGCTGGCAGAAGACCTTGTTGGCAGCTTGCTCGATGATGTTAGCGGTTGGCATTGAACAGGTCTCCTATAGTCAAATCTTCATTGACAAGATCAGGCGCTGCCGTCGCAGGCGGGGGCAGCTTCTCAGGCACCCATTCATCAGCCTCACGGTCAAACCGCACGCTGTAGCCCGGCTCAGCCTGCGGCGGGGCCTTTGGCGTGGCGTGGGCGGGTATGATCCATTTGTCTGGCTCAAGCGGGCTGACATCAGCCCACTCAGCGCTGATATACGCCCCGGTTGCCCAGTTGTAATTGTAAATCTTCAGGCCCGCCATGGGTTCTCTCCCTTAATACTTGATGCAGGCCAACAGAGCGATGTTCTTGGGGCGCGTCTCATTGGCGGCACCGGGGTTGTTGCCCACGGTGACGGCGTGGTCGTGGGTGGCTGACGTGCTGATGGTGCCGTGCGGCACGTGGGTGTGCGCGCCCGCATAGTTGGTGGGCATGCTGATCTGGTTCACGTCATAGCTGGTGGCAACTGGTATGACGCCCGCCCCCACGTTGCTGTTGCGCTGGTCAACGTTATGGAAGTGGCTGCCCGCCGAGTCGGTATAGCCGTTGGTGAAGCTGTGGGCGTGCGCGCCGCCCGGCGTCACGTCAACGGTGTGGGCGTGGGTTTCAATGCCGTCAGCCTGACTGGAGCCGATGACGCGGCTGGGGTCAAGGTTGCGTGAATTATCCCACGCACGCATGAAGTTGCCGCGCAGATCAGGCAGCCTGAACGTGGTGCTGCCGTCACCGGGTGAGAACTTGCCCTCAGTCCACGCCGCGTCAGTGGTGCTGATATTGCTGCTCAACTGGGCAAAGCCCCACAGGCCCGCGTAGGTCACGCGGCTGATCAGGCCGCCATTCAGCCTGAGGAAGCCACCGGGCGGGTTGATGCCCGGCACCATCACCACGCCACCAATGGGAAAGTCAGTGAGGCCGCCGCCGCCCTGATCGGTAAACAGTGAGGTGCCGTCAAAGAACACCGTGGTGCTGCTACCTGCGGGCAACAGCTTGTTGATTGCGCCGTCAAGCGTCTCAGCGCCATACGGGTCAATGGTCACGGCAATGTTGCGCGCCACCACGCGTATCCACCAGCCCGGCAGAAGCGTGCTGATGGGGTCTATGGCCACCGTCTGCGCCGCCAAGCCGGTCATGTTGAACAGGGTGCCCCAGTCAGACAGGTGCGCCACCGCGCCGCCGCTGGCGTAGCTTTTGGCAAAGTTGCCCGCCGTGCTGTAGCGGTTGGTGGTGGGGTCTATGAAGCCACGCAGAATGTTGGCGTTGCCATCCCAGATGTAGTCTTCCCACGGTATGTTGACGTTGTTGAGCCATGACAGGCCAGCTATCTTGTAGGTGGGCGTGGCGCTGCCCATGTGCTGGCTGTGCAGGGCGTCACGCCAAGCGTTCAGGTCAGACGCCAGACCGGCACCAGACTTGCTGCTGGCTACGATTGTGCCAAAGTTGAACTGCGTCATATTACCAATCCCCAGCCTTTGGCCATCCAGTCAAATTTTCTGGCCACGCCTGTGGTGCTGTCTTTCAAGAAGAACTGCACCTTGAATGAACTTGTCGTCTTGTTGGTGATGGTAAAATACTCCCCGGTATTCATACCCTGCCCGGTGACTACCACGGCGGGCACCACACGGTAACGCCCACGGGGGAACGTTATTGTGGTGCCAGCCGCCGCTGACATGATGTCTTCACCCTTCTCAATGCGGTCCTGCATGTCAACATTCACGGTCAGCAGCTTGACGCTGGGCGTGGTCACAGACCTGATCACGTCACTGCCGGTGTCAACCACCTTCTTGCCGGTCAGTATCAGCCTGAACTCCATGGCCCATGCCTGCACGTCACTCAGCCTGACCACCTGCCACGGCCCCCACACATACGGCGCGCCCACCAAGCTGACCCTGAACTCTGACGTGATGCCCCACTCTGAGGCGTCAGTCTGATCAAGCGGATTGATCTGTGACAGGCTTGGCCACTTGGCCATGCTGCTGCCGGGGTTGTAGCCGTAGGCGTACAGGATGATGCTGAGGCGGCTTGTTATCTTTTCCCCAAGATCAATGCGGTTCTTGAAGTAGTAAGTGCCGGTTGTGGGGTAGTAGGTGTTGGTGGGGTCAGGCGTCAGGCGCAGTTCATCAACATCCTGTACGCTGACGCCTTCTTTGACGCCCTGAAACAGTGGATGCTCAACAATGCCCTCCACAAAATTCATTTGCGTGAAGCTGCCCACCAGACTGCTGATCATCTTGGCGTTCAGGCTGCTCAGGCCCCAAGGCTTCTTGGCCTTGATGAAGAACGTGCCGGTGCGCGTGGCAATGGTGGCATTGTCAGTCAGGCTGGTGGTCAGGCCAATGGCCGCATTCCACGCGGGTATGGGCACACTCTCAGATGCCCAGCGTATCTCGTAAATGATGCCTATGCCCGCCACGGGTGACCAGCGCAGAATAGAGGTATCACCCGTGATATTGATGCGGAAATCAGTCACGTCTGCCGGGGGCATGCTGTATTCATCAGTGGCCTTGGCCGCCGCGTAGCCCCACGTTGAGAACGTGCCGTCATCAAAGATGCAGCGGCAGCGCACGGTGTAGACGCCGCTGTCCAGCCGCCTGATTTCACCGTTGGTGACGTTGGGGCCAAACGCCCCGCCAGACACCCACGGCTCATCATCATCAGCGCCCTCACGGTACTGTAGCTGGAACTGACTGACCCTGCCGTAGGCGGGTGGCTCCCAACTGACTGACAGGTAGGCCCAGTAGACACCGCCGCCGTCAGCGTAGACGCCATCGCTGACCTTCAGGTTGCGCGGCGGCAGCGTGAACGGGTTGATGGGTATGCTGATGCCTTCAGAGTAGTCAGGGATTTGCCCGGTGTCTGCCTCAGCTATCTCAGGCGCGTCAGCCACCAGCATCAGGCGGTGCACAAAATTGTCTTCAGGCTCAATGCCCAGAACCCTGAAGATTTCGCTGTCTAGCGTGGCGTAGCCAAGGCTGAACAGGTCACCCACGGCGGGCATGGGCATGCCGGTGCCCACCAGCCCTATGGTGCTGTACTCACCCACGTAGCCGGGGTCTATAGTGCGCTCAAGGAAGCTGCCGCTGGCCAGCCTGAACCTGAACATGTAGTTGGTGGCACCGGCAAGCAGCGCGTTGATGTCTATGGTGACGGTCTGGGCGGCGGCGTTGATGGCCGTCACGCGCCCGCTGTACAGCCCGTACCTGAAGCTGTCATGGTTGACCCGCACCCGGTCACCCCGGATCAGCGGCAGGGCGTCCCACCCGGCATAGATGCTGAAAATGCCGGGGCGCAGAATGCGCTGGGCAAGGTGAAAGCGCCCGTGCTTCCAGATGCTGTCAACGTTAGTGACGCCCGGCATCTCAAAGCCTTCAAGCAGCGTGGCGTTGTCCTTGTTGTAGCCATCGTTGTAGACCACCCGCTCATCTTCACGCCAGCCCTTGGTTTCACTGGGGAAGCGCATGCGGTAGCCATGCGGGATTGGCTCAAGATCACGCTGCTCTTCAAAGTTCCATGAATTGCGTGGCGTGAACAACTGGCTGATGGGCACAGACTGCTCATCCCAGACAACTGACCATTTGCCGTCTTTGAACACAGGCATGGCGCGCCCGGCCGCGCAGATTTCAATGATCAGGTCATAGACGCTCATCTGGCTGCGCAGCACGCGGTCGTAATGCCACTTCTGCGCAACGCAGTATGACCACCATTTCTGAAGCTGCGGCAGATCAATCTGGGTGACCGCGTAGGGCCGCCTGTTGGCCTTGCACGTCAGCACGTGCCTGAACAGGTCAGCCGGGTTGCGTGACGGCACGTCATTCACCCAAGCGGTGCCGTTGAAGGCCACCACCCGTGACTGCACAACGCAGTTGTAGGTGTCCACAATCTGGTTAAGCTGGCCGCTGGCCCTGATACGCAGGGCGGTGACGCTCAGCGGCGCGTCAGCAAACCGCAGCGGTGCCCCGGTTCTGAAGCTGCGCAGCGCCGTGAACAGCAGCATATCAAGAGCGGTCCAGTTGGCGTCTACCCAATACTTGGTTATCTCAGGGCTTTCCTTATGCACGCGCACGTCATACTGCGCCGCTACCGGAAAGCTGATGTTGAACGTGCGCCTGACAGCCTTTTGTGTGGATGCGCTCACCTTCAGCACAAGGTTGCCTGACCATGCGCCAGCGGGCGCTGGGGGTATCTCGGTGGCTGCCTTGCGCCACTGAATATAGATGATGGCCTCACGGCTGCTGCGCTGACCCTCATCTGAAATGACGCCAAGGCCCTGCGGCCATGAGAAATCAAGGCCGCAACTGATGGTGTTGGTGGCGGTTCTCTTTTCAGTCCAAGGCGTCACCGTAGCGGTGGGGTAGCCCTCAGCATCCTTTGTATTTTTCAACAGGTCTATCTGAAACGGCTGCTCAAGAACATCTTTGGGGTACAGCGTTGTTGCCGTGTCGCTGGCGTAGCCGTAGCGGTGTTCAAGTGTAGCTTCAGGATAACTGCTGACCAGCGTCTCACCAATCTTGATGCTGTTGGCCTCAATGGCCAGCGCGCCGTAGCCGTTGCAGAACAACTGCCGCAGATACTGCTCGTCACCTACCGTCTCAGTATACGGGCTGGCAGCCAGCGGCGGCGTGATGCGGTGCCTGCCCAAGACCAGCGGCACAGGTTCCCACTGGGTGATTTCATTGCGACTGCCGATGATTGAGTAGATTTCTTTGCGGTCACTGGGGGTAGGGGTCTTGGGCTTGGGCGCGAACAGCTTGTTCAGCAAGAACTTCAGGCCAATGGTGATGCCCGCCAGCAGCAACTGGCCAAAAATGCCCATGCCCGTGAACAGGCCGCCCAGCACGGTGGGCAACAGCGCCGGTATGATGGCCAAGAACGGCCCCTCAGCCACCGGGCGGGCTACGCAGGCCGTGCCGGGCTTCAGCCGCACGCGGTCCCACATATGCTCAGGCACCTTGCTGCCATCCTGCAAGAAGATGGTGAAGCTGTGCCGGTAGCGCTCACGCCAGCCGCTGTCTTCAATGCTCAGGTCAAGCGCCTCAGTGATGCTCAGGCCCGCTGGCACCTCACAGACATGGCGTTCACCCTGAAGCGCGTGCTTGAACAGGAAGAACCTGACTGTGGTGTCAGGCCCGTAGATTTCTCCTGTGCGCGGCTCAAGGGGTTTCATGGTAGCGGTAGAACCCCTCCAACTGGGTGCTGAAGCGCAGGCCGTCGTAGCTTTCAATCACCGCGCCGAAGCGTTCAGTGTGTAGCATGCGCCCGGCCCCCACCACCACGCCAATGTGCGGGCGGCTGCCCATGTTTATGAGCGCGCCGTCACCGGGCACCGGGTCAGCCACCCTGACCCAGTAGTCGGGCCTGCCCTCAATCAGCCGCTTGATGATGATCTTGTCCAGAGCGCTGCCGTAGGCCCCGTCATAGCTTGGCAGCGGTATGCCCAGCAGTTCTGCGTAGACAAGCCTGAAAAGTCCCCAGCAGTCGGCCCCTGCCCGCGTGCGGCCCCCGTCTTGCCACGGTATGCCAACGTAGCCCTCAAAGTCACGCGGGGTGAGGCAGGGCTTCACGCAAACATGCCCGGAAAACCTGCCGGGGTGAACAGCCCAGCCGGTATTGGCTCATCTTCAGCCGCGTCAAGGCCAATCTCAAACGTCACGATGTCAGAGTTGCGGGTGTAGCCCCTGATGTCCATGATGGGGAACGGTATCTGCACAATGTCAGGCTGGCTGGCCGTCACGATGTCAATGTCACAGGTGCCGCGCTGTATCATGCTGGCGCAGAACGCCACCATGGCCCCGGTCACGTTTTCCACCATCAGGTGCATCCGGGGAGGCCGGTCTGCAACGTCTGTGGGCAGCCGCAGGCTCAGGGGGCGGTAGGTGTACGTCTTCCCCCGGCTGACCGTGCCCCAGACCAATTCAGGCTCAGTGTCAAGCAGCACGGTGTTATCGCCTGAGATGTACAGCACGTCATTGGTGTCAGGGTGCCGCATGAGTATCAGCGCCACGGGCACCTCAGCGCTTTCCTGTGAGTACATCTGGGTTCTGAAGTTGAGGCTGATGGTGGTCTTGCTCATTTCTCAAATATCTCCAGTTCCATGTTCACCGCCCAAGTGTTGCCGCCCAAGAAGCTGGGCTGCGGCGGCGCGCCACCGGCCGCAAAGCGGGCAATGGGGTTGGCCTCATTGGGGGTCAGCATGAAGGCTGTGGCGTGGTCGTAGCGCTCAAGCTGCGGGGCGGCCAGCCTGATGGTCAGGTCAATGGCGTGGCCAACGGTGGCGTAGATTTGAAAGCGCATAAACGTGCCGTTGACGCCCGCCGCAGGCATCTTCATTGACTGCTCGTAGCGCTGGCTGGTCAGCGGGTCATCGTCAAGCTGGTCAACGAAATTGACACCAACACCAGTGGTGTACGGATTGTCATACTGCAACAGCCTGACGTGGGTCACGTTGGTAAGTGACCCGGCCATCAGCCGGGCGTACAGGCTGGCGGTCCACCACTGGTTGCTGGCCGCCGGGATGGCAGTGCCGGTGGGGTGAAAGTATATTTCGGCTGAGTTGATGGTGCCTGACGCGGGCTGCGTGGGCACGCCCTGAAAGCGCACGTCAACGTAGCTGTAGCCCTCAACGCCAATGCCGGTGACGCTCTTGTTGACGCCATTCTGCACGCCCACGCCAGACCAGCTTGTGGGCAGCACGCCGGGGCTGCCAATCACCGCGCCGCCGTTGCCGCTGTTGGGCAGCCAGTTGCGCCGCCAGCCGTAGCCGAACACCGGGTCAGGGAACTCAAACGGCAGCTTGCCGTCAAGCGTCATGGTGCGCCAGAAGTAGCGAAAATAGTCAAGCTGCGCCTTGGTCATCTTCATGACGCCACCAACCCTGCGCGGCATGTTGCTGACGCGTGACCTGATCAGCGCCGGGCCAAGTTCAGGGTTGGTGGCCAGACGGTTGTCAGCAAAGCTGTCTTGGTAGCCGTCCTTGTCAAACTGCTGTGGCAGGTTGGTCGGCCAGATTTGGGGCATGTGGTCACCTCATCTTCATGCGCTCTTGCATGCCGAACTTG